ATGGCGTCATTTACTATTGAGAAACGCGCGAAGGCGAACGGGGATTTTAGCTACCGTTGCACTATACGCGTTAAAGAAAGTGGGGAAATTATACATCGTGAGTCTAAAACTTTCAGTAAAAAGGAAGTTGCTAGAACTTGGGGCAAAACCCGATGTGATGCAATTGAAAATGATTCTGTACTGCAAAAGAATAAAGCGATTCTAATCGGTGAGTTACTTAACCGTTTTTTTGAAGATGCAGACCTGTGGTCAAGAACCGGCCGCACCAAGCAATATGTTATTCGCATGCTGATTGACTGCGATATTTCAAAAGTAAGAAGTAACAATTTAAAGACCAGCGATTTAATTGAGCACTGTAAAAATCGGCGTATGGCTGGCGCAGGCCCCGCGACGATTTATCACGATATTGCTTACCTGCGTAGTGTGATGAAAAAAGCCGCCCCCGTCTGGAATATTGATGCTAACTTTCAGGTTTTTGAAGAGGCCGTGCCTGTTCTCATTGAAATGGGGTTAGTGGGTAAAAGCCAAAAGCGAACCCGTAGACCAACAGAGAATGAGCTTGAGCGATTAAAAGAAGGGCTTGACCAGCGAATGAGCTACCGCCCAAACGGGGCTAATCGCATCCCGTTTATCGACATGCTGGATTTCAGTATTTTGACCTGCATGCGCATTGGCGAAGTATGTAAATTAAGATGGGTCGATTTAAATAAAGACCATAAAACGATTTTAGTCCGTGATAGAAAGGATCCAAGAAAAAAGGAAGGCAACCATATGATTGTGCCTTTGCTTGGTGGATCGTTTGACATTGTTATGCGCCAACCTGTTTCTGATGACTTAATTTTCCCCTATAACGCAACATCCGTGACGGCTGGCTTTCAGCGTGTTCGTAATGAACTCGGTATTACTGATTTGCGTTACCATGATCTCCGCCGCGAAGGGGCTAGTAGACTGTTTGAAAAGGGATATGCGATTGAGGAAGTAGCTCAGGTTACAGGGCATAGAAACCTGAATATTTTATGGCAAGTTTATACACAGCTGTTCCCACATAAGCTGCATGACAAGTTTAAAGAATAGCCAAAAGCCCACTTTGATGTGGGCTTTTTGTTTTGGTTTTACTGCTGGTTATCGCTGAGCTGGGTTAGCTTCTGTTCGACTTGGCTCTACTTGTGGCTTGGATATTCTGCTCATTTGCAGGTTTATCCCTTCACGGCGAATGCGTGGCGGTACTACGGTGCGCTGGATCTCTTCAATACTAACGAATATGTGACCACATTCGTCGTTATTACAGCGGTAGGTTTTCTCACGGGTGAGTGGTGTGATAGCGCGAGTTCGGCGCTGTAGTGCGCGGCTGTCGCAATGTGGGCAGGTCATGCCTGCACCGCAACCCATTACACAGCCTCTTTATGGGTGTTGGTTTTATATGGTTTATGCGAGGTCATGGTTAACTCCTTATTGTCACTGCGTACAACCATTCTAAAGGGTGGCTATAGGGTTATATACACAACATATTGTGTGTCGTTGCAAAATTTTTACCTTCCGCTGTGGCCAGCATAGTTATTGACGTCTGTGCTCGATACGTTTGACGGTTAATCTGCCTCATCTTCACCACCGGTCACCTCTGCCACTTCGCTGTTTTTTACTTCTAGCTCTATCCCTGTGGTGTAACCCGTGTCGGTGATATTGTGCTCAACGCGAGTGAGTAGCCAGTCACTGTTATCTATTTGCGGTTTAAAACCACTGACACTAACAGGCAGCTCAGGGAATAGCTCCGGTCGCCCCATGGCTAAGGTGATGGTGAAGGTAGCCACGCCGCGTTGCAGTTTGTCCCACATGGCACGCGCTGCGCGCTCGGCGTTTTGCTTGTTGGCATAGGTATGTCGTAGGGTTTTGACGTTGTCATTACTGCCAACCATGATCTCCTTTTCGCCCACAACTATTGGTGCACCATTTTGGTCTAGAGGCTGCTCAGGTTCAGCTTTGGGTTTACTTTTTTGCCAAGGTTTTCTGGCTTTCACTGTCTGCCGCTTGGCAGCTTTATCGTTTTGCCAGTAGGCCACAACGCCTGAGTAAGCATCGCGATCGGCGACGCCAAAGTGATGGCTGTCGCCGGACTGGCGTGTAATGTCTACACGGTCGAGCGCGATGCCGCTGGCGTTATGGGCTAAACCCGCTTGTAAAAATAACAGGTTACCGTTTTTTACCGTCGCTATGGCATCAAACTGTTCAGCGAGGCGGCTTAGAAAATTAGCATCGGACTCGTTGGCTTGGTCAATGTGATCGATAAACTCCATTTTCAAGTTGTCGCTAATTTTAGCCTTGAGCTGATGCCGAGCTGCGATGACATCGATAATGCTGCTCACGCTTTGCTGGTGAAAGCTTTGCTCGCGGCTTTGCTGCAAAGTGCCGCGCATATCGGCGGATTTACCGCGAATGGTTAAGCAATCTGGCGGCCCGCTGTGTTCGAGTTCGTCAATGGTGTAAGTGCCTTTATCAACCAGCGCACTCCCCTTCCAGCCAATACGCACTTGCATGGTTGCGCCCTTGGGTGGCATCGCCAGCTCACCGTCTGCGTCATCAAGTTGCACTTCAATGCTGTCGGCCTCAAAGCCGCGGTTATCTGTTAGGCGCAGCGACATAAGCCGCGCTTTCACTTTGGGGCTGATGTCTTTGCCATTGACCAATATTTGATAGTCTGGCGTGGGCTGGTCGCTCGATGCCAGCGGGTTAAACTGCTCGAGTAGGTTCACAAAATCTTCCTTATTAGCTTGCTGATACCCATGCCGATAAGGTTTTCAGTGCCAATTAAGCTAGTGTTCTTTTCATCCACCCGTTTCAGCTCAATTGTAAATTCAATCTTTCTCGCCGCGCCGTCACTAAAAAACTCGCTGCGGCCTTTGCTAATTTTCTCGATCACAAAAAAGCCTGTGACAGTGCCGCGCCCTTCGATAAGTGGATAGGCTTTACCTGTGTCGGCCATTTTACGCAGCGCCTCAAGGCTTAGCTCTCCGCCCGTTATTTCTGGCATTAGCACACCAGATAGCGTTAGCGTTTCATCACCAACCCCTAAGAACTGCGCTGATGGCCGCGCACCTACGCGGCTATTAGTTGGGTGACGCCATACCATGTCATGTTGCGATGTTTGGTATGGCACAGTTAGCCGGCTAAATACAAAAAAACCGAGTGTCATCATCATAATGGTTGGCTCACTTTAGTTAAGGTCCTTAAGGCTGCTGCGTAAGCGTGCCTGCTGAGCACGGTCACGCTTTTCTAGTTCGATGGCGACTAACCGCGCGACATCCTGCGCATCCATATTTGGGGTAGCGTAGATGGTAATGGGTGCATGGATCCCCGCATCGATGTGAACGGTTTGAGGCTGTGGCGCTTGGCGCTGCGCAAAGGCACTGCCGGCGCTTAATCTATCTAGCGCTGCGTTATGCGTTAAGCCATTGCTGTTATGCGTTAAGTCGTCACTATTCGCTTTTCTGGCAGGCAGCTCGCCCTCTTTTACCAAACGGATTGCATCCGGTACCGAATAATCAGTGCCTTGGTATTCATCTCTGATAGTACGGGTTTGGTCTGGGATTGCCTGCAAATTTGGCATCGCGGTGGCAGGAAGTGCCGATATGCCCAACACAAAGGCAGTGCCTGCCATTTGCTTACCGAGCTTGCTGACTTCGTTTAGTGGTGCTTGCTGGCTTCGATTCAGGCCAACGGTTAAGCCGTCCATCGTTTGATCACCCATTACCGCAAACACTTTGCTGGGTGAAGCAATACCGAGTACATCTTTAAACCAACCAATGGCATTGCTGGCCGCATTGGTAATGGTTTCTTTTACCTCGGTCAGCTTGCCGGTGATCCCTTTAACTAGGCCGTCCATCGTCATCTCGCCCAGGCTGCTAAACTTAGCGGGCAGTCCGGTGAAGAACGACATGATTTCGCTAAAATTGTTCACAATCAGCCCGAGTGGCGACCATGAAAAAACAGTTTTCATGGTTTCCCATATACCAGAAAGCACGGCTTTAATGGGCTCTGGTAAACCATTAAATAGGTTTGTAACTGCAATAACCCCGCTATCGACCAATGAGGTGATTGTCTGCCAGAATCCAACCATCCACGCCTTAACCGTGTCCCAGTGAGTAACCAGCAAATACCCCGCAGCGACTAACGCCGTAATGCCTAAGATCACCCAACCAATTGGCGTCGACACCAGCGCCAAAGATAGCGCCCTTAATCCACCAATCACCCACTTAAATGCACCACCCAGCTTCGTGAGTGCGCCTCCCATCAGCGGCAATGACTTAATACCGAGTATCGATGTGCTGTATTTAAGCATGGCCATTGGGCCTAAGATGCCCGCTAGCATGATGGTGATCGAACCGCCTACGGCAGCGACAATAGCCATGGCCGCAGCCGCTTTAAACAGCGTACCGGTTAACTCAGGATTCACCCTCATCCAATTACCTATGCCATTAACGACAGCGGTGATTTGCTGGATAAAACTACGAATACCTCCGTTGTTACCTTCGAATATTTCGATACCGACATCTTCCCACGCCGATTTGAGGGTATCGATATCACCCTTGGCATTATCAGCCATGGTCTTAGCGACCCTAGCGTTCTCGCCAGTAGATTTACGCAGCACATTGGTAAACGAGGTAATGGCACCATCACCCTGCTGTTTAATAAGCTCGCTGACGCCAGTGCCCGCTTCTTCACCAAAGATGGTTTTAAGTATTGCGGCGCGGTCAGCGTTACCCATCGTCTTAGTGGCCTTGACCACATCCGCTAAGATGTCGGGGATCGCGCGCAGATTGCCGGCACTGTCTTTGGTTTTTAGTCCTAAGTATTCTATTGCGTCGGCAGCTGGCCCTGTTTGCCCTGCCAAGCGATTAAGCATGGCGCGCATTACCGTGCCGCCTTGGCTCGCTTGAATACCAATGTTGCCGAGTAACCCCGACATAGCGGCGGCTTCTTCTACGCTCACACCTAAATCACGCGCGGCAGGTGCAACGTATTTCATCGTTTCACCCAGCATAGTTAAGTCAACGTTGGCACGGGTTGTGGTTGCGGTGAGCACATCGCCAAGACGATTCATTTGATCTGCAGCCAAACCAAAGCCAGACAATATGTTTGAGGCAATATCGGACGTCACCGCGAGATCGGTATCGTTTGCCTTGGCTAAGTCGAGCATGCCAGGCATGGCTTGTTTAATTGACTTAGCATCAAAGCCCGCCATGGCTAAGAATGACTGCCCCTGTGACACATCGTTAGCAGTAAAGCTGGTTGATGCGCCAAGTTCGCGCGCTTGTTTTCGCAGCGCGATGAGTTGCGGGTCGTTCTTATCCAGCCGAGTTAATGCCTGGACCTTGGATTGTGCAGCGGTAAAATCTAGACCTGGTTGTAACACCTGCGAGCCAGCATAGAGCGCAGCCGCACCTGAGGCTGCAGCCGTAGCGCCTGCACCAGCCATGTTGCCCTGCAGTGCTTTGGTTTTGTGATAAGTGGCTTGTGCTGCGGATAGCTTTTTCTGTTGATCCGAAACCTGTTGTAGGCGGCGCTTTTGTTGGTCGAGTTGTTTGTTAGCCTGAGAAAGATCAGCAGTCAACGTGCGCTGATGCTGTGAAAGATTACGAGTATCAATCCCCGCAGAGCGGAGTGCTTCACGCTGCCGGTGCTGGCTAATGGTCAAGTTTTTATGCTGAGTATTCAGCCTAACTGTTGCCGCCCTAGCTTGCTCGTACTCTTTAACCAGCACTTTAGCCGGTGCCTGACTGCTTTGCATTTCAAGCGCTAGCCGTTTCACTTCCTTTTGCGCCTTGGCCAAATCATTGGCGGTAATACCAAGGCTGCGGCTCATCTTGCGATAACCATCGATTTGAGCTGACTGCTTATTAAGAGACTTAACTCTGTCTTGCGTCTCTTTTAATTGAGTGGCGGTTATACCGCTGGCTTGGCGCATCTTTTTTAATGGCCCAGTGATCTTGTCCACTGCCGCCAATAACACGCGCATCTCTAATTTTTTAGTCATGCGAAACCTTGTTAATCCTTTCCCATCTATCCAGCGCTTTATCGTGCCAGCCTAGAAGCTCATCGATCTCCATTGCCGCCATCTCAGATAGCGGCCAATGAAAGATAATGGCGATATCAGCCATGGTGTCATCTATGCACTCAGGGAGGATTGACTGTCGCTCTCGCTCTGACTGTCCATCTGTAACTTCTTCGGCACCAAAAAATTACTGATTTCCCCGCCGATTTGAACTAAGTCTGCAGGGTCCATAGTGAGTACTTCATCTTTGGTGATCATCGGCGAACTGATACGAGGCAACAAAGTGGAGATAGCATTAACATCAAGATTGAGTAAATCAGATAGCGATAATCCGCGCAGTTCGCCCGCTTTAGGTTTGCGCAAGGTGACTTCAGTAACGGACTCTTTACCACGGCTGATGGCTTGATCGAGTGTGACTTTTTTATGGGTAATAGTGACTGACATTGTTAGACCCTCTGTTATGGCCAGGATGGCCGGTATGCGGCTTGAGGGCAGGACGCCCGGTGCCGCCTAATTAAAAAATGCCCGCATACGGCTATGTATTGCGGGCTAAGGTTGGTATTGACGCTTTAAGCCCGAGTTATAACCCGATGGCTTTGCGGTGTTCGGCCATCATGTCGACGCCGTTGATGATCTCAATGCCGTTAACGGTATCAACTTCAACGAGCACTTCGCCGCCTGCCGTTTCTTTGTAGTAAGTGCACGTCATGGTGGCTTTGGTTTGGCTGTTGTCGCCGGTTTTGTAACTGCCGCGATCAAGTTCTTTGTAACGGCCACGGCAAACGATTTCTACGGCTTGCACTTCGCCGGTGTCGTCGCGCTGGAATGAACCCGCAAAACGCAGCTGAACACCGTCAATCTTGCTGGCCGACATCTGCTTAACGAGCTGGGCTTCATAGCCGCCTAAGGTGAATTCGACACCTAAGGCGTCATCATCCAGCCCCATATCGATATCAGCCGCACCGGGCATGCCGCCGCCACGGTATTTTTCAAATTTGCGGCTTAGTTTGGCTGGGGTAAATTCTTCCGCCACACCTATCCAGTTTTGACCATCACCGAATAGGTTCAGGTGCTTGAGTTTTCTTGGTAAAGCCATGGGTTATCCTTAGGCCGCAGCGACTGCGGACGCGAAGTCGACCAAATAGCGGTCGGTAATTTTTTGACGGAAGGTTAAATCTTCCAGCGGAGGCACTGGGGTGTAGTCGTAATCGATATACAACTTGCCTGCTTTGATGGTGCTAACATCGTTAACATCTTCGCTGTACCACGCTTGGCCATCGACGATATAGCCAAGGCCTTTCAACTCGCGGAACTTGGCGTTAATGCCTTCGATGATGTCTTTAACAAGCGTTGGGGTTAGCGGTTTATCTACTGCCCACATGTGTGCGTCAGCAATCGTATCGGCGAGCACTTGCGCGGTGCGGGTGTAGTTTTCAAATTGGAATAAGGGATCTTCTGAACAGGTACGCGAGCCCCAAAAGCGAAAGCCTGACTGATTAATCAGCGTGGTGATGTCATTACTGTTTAGGTAGCCTGCATCGGTAGACGGATCTTGTAAGTCCCAAAACACTGGCTGACTTAAACCGGTAACGCCGCTAACCGCGACGTTTGATAGCGTTTTGTGCCAACCGACTTCTTTGTCGATACGCGCACGTAAACCTAATGCGCGAGCGGTCGCTGTCGCGTTTACACTGGCGGCGGCAACGGTATCAAAGGCAACAAACTCAGGCCAAATGATCATCACTTCACGGTCGCCAAAGTTTTCACGGTAAGCCACGGCTTCTTCTTTGGTGGCGCAGCCATAAGCGCTGATATAGGCAAAGGCGCGCAGCTTTTTAGCGGTTGCTGCAAGCGCTGTGGCAACGGGTAAAGTGTCTAATCCTGGCACGCCTAGAATGCGCGGCTTAACGCCCAACAAAGACTGGGCCGCCAGTAGTGCTTTGAGGCCAGTGTATTGGCCCAGTGGCGTTACTGTTCCAATAATGTTCACCGTTGTGGCGGTTTCATCCGCGCCCTGCTCAACACGCACCACAACGGTGAGCGTATTAACTTGATCAGCAATGCCTTCTAGCGTGGGCTTTAATGTGCCTAAGGTGCCCGCTTTACCAATGGCTTGCATGACATTGGTTAGCAATACAGGGGTGTTTAGCGGGAATAGCGTTGCATCTGCATCGCTGGCGGTGCAGACAATGCCGATGACTGAGGTTGATACTGTGCGAATGGTTCGGGTGCCATCATTGACTTCAATGACGCGGACCCCGTGGTGATAATCCATAATGTGCTCCGGTGCTGTGGGTTTTGCAAAACTAAGCAGGGCTAAGCTTGCAGAGCACACCGGAGCGGTGCTACTGGTTTGAGTGGTAAGAGTCGTTTATTGACCTAAAAACTCAGATGATTCAGGCTTCACTGGCCACACAACCTCATCAGGCGTAGCGAAGCTGGCAGTAATGTCGCGTAACTGCTGCCGGTAATCTGCCCATTCGGTTCTCTGCTCAGCACTAAAGGGCGCATCCGGAAACAGGGTGTAATCACTGGCTGTCAACAGGGTATTTCGTTCGACGCGGATCGTCGACCAAGCAGCCTCTTGCTTCACTTTATCGCAAAGAGCACGGGCGTCTACGTCACTGAACCCCAAATCAATCAAGATTGATTCGTCGCATGGCACGTTAATTAAGACAGTGCCGTTGGTAAGGGTAAGAGTTTTAAAACTTAACATAGTAAACCTCCTTAAACTTTAGCTGCATATAGGCCGTCATTATCGTGTTGATACGCGACCACTTTGTCTGGGTATTGAGTACCTAAAATTGCATCGCTGATGGGGTACGCCTTGGCCACCCATTTGATCTCAAACGTACTTTGTACGCTACGGGTAATTTCCACCTCGCCCAGTTCACGGCTGTAAGTTAAATTACTGGGCCAGTTTGTCAGCGCATGGTAAGTCAGCCCACCGCGAAGGTAGCAACCGGATGCCATCGAACAACTGGTAATCTGGCCGTTGAGTACGCCACCGTACAAAGGCTTGCTGCTGTCAACCGCACGCGCAATGCATAACATTGCATATCTCAGGTTCCGTAATGTCTCACGATAAGTCTGGCCCAGACGTTTAATATGCAGATATTGGCTATCACCTCCCCAAGGGACAGTACCACCTTCGAGCTGTAGTAATAGCCCTGCAATATGATTCGGTGAACCATCCTGAAATGGGTTGGCTGCTCCGCCGTTCTCACTATAATCACGGGTAATACTTATCTCTCCGCCACCGTGGTTATTGCCTGGAAATGTCCACCAAACAGGAAAGAAATAGTCCGTGGGGAGCCCAGTTAGATCAATGATTTTGGCATAACGTGCCACACCCTCAATTTGATCTGCTTTTAAACCAGACTTCCAGGTGTTCAACTCGGCGATTTTTTGCGCCACCTGAGTGTCAATCTGTCCCATCTTGCCAGCGACCTCTTGCGATAACGACTGTGATGCGGCAGTTTGTGCTGCGGACGCGACTTTTAGCTCCGCAATTTCTTCAGCAATCGAGCTCATAATTATCCCTCTAGTTGTCTAATGCGCTCACTGAGTTGCATGTTCCAGTGAGCATTTTTAATCACTGCCGCCGCATTGTGTAAAAATGCCGTACAGCCCGCGATAAACTCTTTGTCTAAAATGAGGTTAAGGTTTTCAGCGCCCACAACTACTGTGATGCTGTCGGTTGGCAGCACCTCAATATTTAACGTAAACCACTGCACGACTTTTACCGCGGGGGTTCGGTAGCCCAGCGTCTTGTTCGGTGCGCTGTATACGCCAAGCAAAGTCGTGCCAATGTAAAACCCTATTTCCTTGATGGCGTATTCAAGCTCGCCATCAAATACACCCGCCATCCGCAGACTCTTACCGCCATCTTGATAATCAGAAATGGCAATGCGTTCTTTTTCAGCGCTCAAGCTGGTTTGGGTTTTAGAGGGCGTATAGGCGTTTGAGCCAAATGCCATGTGAGTAATTTCGGCTTTGAGCCCTTTGTCTTTTGCTGATAAGCAAGCGGCAAGGCCAGCCTCAGTAAATTGCAGTGTGAGTGCCATTACACAACTCCCGTTAATTCGTGTTCAGAGATGATTAGTTGATGCGACACCGCCGCAAGCTTGTGGGTAAATAACAATTCGTCAGGTAACACAGGAAATAACAAGTAATCGGTATCGATGCAGTCGATACGGTGATCGATGCCAAATACGCCAGCGAAGGCAATAACATCATCAGGGCGAACGCCATTAGAATCGGCATCGATATCAGATATACCAACGCTAGGGCTAATACCCGCGGCAACGGTAAGCGACTCTTCGAATGAGATACCAAGCTCAACATCGAAATGGATCGAACCGCGCTTTGAGGCACGAATAGCCTCTGTCACCATGGCGAGCATTTGGGCCGTTATCAATCCTTCATTTTCGTCAGTGATATTGTCGTTAACTAACGCGAGCACTTTCATCGTGCCGCGCACATTGCTGCCGGCACTTTCCCACCATTCGAGGATATTGGTTTTAATACCTAGGCTGTTAAGTGCGCGCTGCACCGCGTAGGGAGTGCCTTTAAAGCGATGGATACCAAAGGCATCGTTAACCACCTGGCGCTTAACGCTTTCAGGCCAACTGTCCGCCCATTGATCGACTGAATAGGCCCATGCTAGCCAAGGGAGCAAAGACAATGGGCAGCGAAACGGATCCCACAGGTCAGCAATAGACAGGGGCAAATCCAGCGAGCTGACGATCACTTGTTCAATATCGCGCTCAAGTTTTGAAGCGTTTGGTGGCAGCAATGATGAGACAATGTTATTCACCCACGCCCCCTATTGAGACGTTAATGCTGGTGCAATAGGCTGCCTGATGATCAAGCACGGTGACATCAGCGGATGGGCTAATCAGATTGACGTTATTGACGCCACTTTGGTGCAGCGCTTTGAATATTCCTGAGCGGGTAATATCAGCCCCCAAACGGCGCTGTTCTTTTTGATACAGTGCTAACGCTTGATTAGCAGCAGCTAACACTACTTGCGCATCTGGCCCCGGCAACAGCTGTAACACGGCTTGCACACTGTAATTAACAATGCCAGAGCCCTGAATAGTCACTCTATCGCCCTGCGGCCGCACTTTTGACGGGGTATTTGATTGGGATAAGCCATCGGCACTTAAGCCAAAAACGACCCTAACCTTAGAGAGTAATTCTTCACTTGCTGAGCCATTACCCTCGATAGATAGAATGGTGACCACCATTTCACAGGGTTCAGGACTCACGGCTTTGGCATCAGCCACGCGGCCATCGGCGCCCAGCGCAAAAAAAATGTAACCGTCGATACTGCCCGCCGTATTTAAGCCATCAAACGCCATTTGCACACGGCGCTTAAAGGATTGTTCATCCTCTAAAATTTCGGGGATTGGCGGCACTGCAGTTGGATTGCCCGCTTGGATAACTAATGGCGCTAGGTCATAACGTGAGCCTAATGCGATCAAATTATTACCCGTTGATGAGGCTAAAATATTACCGCGAGTGGCATCATTAATTTGCGCAACCAAGTGCATTTCACGATAAGCAAATACCTGCAGTAATTTGGTAACAGGGTCGGATTCTAGCGCCACCACAGCTTCATAGCTTGGGTCGATATCAATCAGTAATTGCTTGAGCGCAGCAAAGCGCTGCTCAAAGCTCAGCGGCTGGATAATGTCAGGAACGGGGACTTGAGAAAGGTCAATGAGCTCAGCCATAGGTGGCCTCGAATAATTGGGCGCGTTGAGTGTCGATGCGGTCGGTCACTAAGTTGAATTGCACTTTGCCATCGTTGCCGCCACTGATAATTTCAATCTCAGTAATGCGAATACGCGGCTCCCAACGGGTTAGCGCGATAACGGCCGCCGCCATAATCTGCAGCTTTACCGCGGCGCTTTGTGGCTGGTCGATAAGTTCAAAAATAGCGCTGCCATAGTCACGACGCATCACGCGCGAACCCAATGGCGTGGTTAAAATATCCTGGATACTTTGGCTAATATGCTGCGACTCGCTTAAACCGCGACCATCAAAGCGGTTCATGCCTTGCCAGTTTTTATTTGAGGTCATTGCGGACCTCCGGATGTGCCCGGGCCAGTATCGACACCACCATGTTTATGGGTGCCAAAATTAATACCGTCGATATTGGCGCCGCCAGTGATTGCCATACCGCCGTTATTGGTCAGCTTGCCTGAATGTTCAATCGCCCCAGTAACCTTCGCGCCCTGTTCTACAGTGAGTTTTTTCTTAACCAACACATTGCCCGTAAAGACCGAATTGGGGCAGTCGATAGTGACCAACTCGCTCGCCTGTACGGTGGCGGTTTTAATGCCTTTAACTGTGAGCGCGCTGGTATCTGGGTCGTACTCAATCACAGCACCATCGGGATAAACAGTTCGTTCACGATTGTTATTGTTATTGCCGTCAGGCTCAGGGTTTTCATCGCTATAAAGGGCGGGAAGAATGTAAGCGTTCGTCAGGTCACCGCTAAGCGATAGCAGCATGACCTGCTCACCCACAGTTGGCCGCCAGCTAGTTTTTGCAGTGCCGGCGCGGCGAGTAAAAAAGGGGCGAAACTGGGTCAGTAACTCACCGGTTTTTACGCGGCACACATTACCCTTCACTTCGGCAACAGTGCCAATGCGTAAAAGGTTATCGATACGGCGTGTAAGTTCAGCGATAGCTGCGGCAGTGTTCATGCGGCTATGGTTGCCAGTTGTATGGCGAGCCGCAAAGGCTTTGGGTGGTATGTGGGAAGTTATAGCGCAAGATACGAATTTAAAATCATTTCTACCCTTTTCTGCTTAGTGCTTTTACTCGTTCATATCTTATTAATGAACTTTGCCCTACCAATATTTATGCTTTCTAATAGCACTATTAGCTGTGAATCCCTGTGATGTATCACGGGGGAAATTCAACGTAACTACAACCTATCGGCTCACCAAGCTTTTAAAAATAAGTACCTATCAACCAAAGAGATCTGCTAAAGATAGACTGGCAGTTGAAAATAATGTAATTTCGTTGCAGCCCTATACTCACTTTTTTACATATAAAGCTGGTTAATAAATGCAACGAAACAAAGAGTTAGATGATTTCATAGAGTCAGGCATTCAAGATTATCATAAGAAAATTTTGGAACGATTAAGAAAACTGAAACTGTCTAATATTCTCAAACGAAAAAACCCTTACCTTTTTCGAATTAAAAACCTTAATACTAGCCATGAATTGGTCAAGTCCATTTTGGATGCTCACCTTTCATCACAAGAAGAAGGGATTTTTGGTGGCTTTTTAGAAGAGCTTGCCATCTATATATGCAATGAGACATATGGCGGCATCAAGTCATCAGCTGAAGGTATAGATCTTGAATATATTAATGGTGGCGTCCGTTATATTGTTTCCATTAAGTCAGGGCCAAACTGGGGGAACAGCTCTCAAATCGCCAAAATGAAAGATCATTTTAGGAAAGCGAAACGTATTCTAGGTACTAACTCGGGTAAACCGATCCCCGTAATCGCAATTAATGGTTGTTGCTACGGTAAAGATAACGTGCCTGAAAAAGAAGAATACAACAAACTTTGTGGTGAAAAATTCTGGACTGCCATTTCAGGTGATGAAGAACTGTACAAACAGTTAATCGTTCCTTTAGGCTTCAGGGCTGAGGAAAGAAACAATAACTTCAATGATGAGTATGCCAATGTACTTAATAAGTTTACTATGGAATTTAGTCAAACCTATTGTACTGAAGAAGGTGCTATTGATTGGGCTAAGTTGCTAGAGTTTAACTCTGGATATTAAAAATATTTAAGGGGGAAGTATTCCCCCTTATTAACAAAGTTTAACCAGCTTTTCTTTTAGAGAAATCACTCTCCCAGTCTGTGCAAGATGTATTCTTATATCTGGAATATCTGAAACCATCGAATGCTGGGACATCCTCATTTTTCAATAACTTAATAATTAGGTTACCTACGGCTTCACCAAGACTTATAGGAACTGCATTTCCAACTTGTTTATATTGTTGTAAAAGTGGACCGGCTAACTCCCAGTCATCAGGAAACTCTTGAATACGCTTATACTCTTGGATAGATAGAGGGCGGTCTTCTTCCGGATGTGCCAAATCTGTTGCAGGCATTGCTGGATGCGTTACTAAAGTAGGAGCTGGCTTGTCCCAAGAAAGTCTTCTTAAGAAACCTGTTTTACCACCACCAGAATAGAAGGATTTCCCCATTGCTTCTTTCTGCAACTCTTCAGGTAAACCTCTCCAATTTTGTCCTGGCTTCAACATTCTGTAATATTTCAAACGTTTTTCCGGAAAGTTTAGATGGTCATGGTGCTCAATCCCTTTAAACTTGTCTTTAATTGGCTGCCAAATAGGTAAATCAAACTCACCTGTTTCCGAATGAGTCGGTGATAGGTATGGTGGTTTGTGACCGTCACGTGAACAGATAATGATTACTCTTTCACGACTTTGTGGCGTACCGAAATTTGCGGAGTTATACAGATTGAACGAGTATGAGTAACCAGATTGTTTAAGACGACTCAAGATGTAATTTAACGCTCCACCTTTCAATTCATCGTCTTTCATATTCGGGTAGCCTTCACCTCTTTCTAAGTGAGGACGATGATCTAATGGACAAGACAACAAACCGCGAACATTTTCTATAATGAAATATTTTGGGTTTAACTCTAGTGCTAGGTCGATGTATTTTAAAAATACATTTCCTCTATCATCTTGAAATGCTTTACGCTTACCTGCAGTGCTAAACGCTTGGCAAGGTGGCCCACCGACCATTAAATCAATTTCTGTATTTTTACTAATTTTTGCAGCGCTTAAAATATCGTCAGCAGTGTACTGGTTGATATCTCCTAATAACGCTACATCCGGACGATTTAGCGCTATTGTCTGGCGACAATACTTATCCGCTTCACATGCTAGTCGAATATCGAACCCTGCTTTTTCAATCCCAAGATCCAAGCCCATAGCTCCAGAGAAGAAACTCAATGCGATAGGTTTATTCGCTGTCACTTTCATATTACATTCGTGATCTTTCACTTTTGATAACTCAATTTTTTCTTTGTAAAATTCGAGGTTAGATACATTGACGATCCAACTTTTGCCAACTTTTTCAGATACTAGTGCACCTTCGCGACAAAGAGTTCTAACTCGTTGTTCACTGATGCTGAGTTCAATCGAGACATCTTTTATACTTAAAAAGGTACTCACAATTAGTTTCCCACCCGAAACAAGATGCAGGTACCTATTTTAAGTATTTTAAGGACTAATGCAAACTAAGAAATTAGTAGTTACCTTTGATTCTACACATCGCGCTTACGTATTTTAACAAGGCCATTGCCGTTTTAAGTTCTAGTTTAGATTGAATTTTTAACAGTGCTATCCCTAGCAAAAGCTGTTGCGCGGTGACCAGTTACTAGTTTTAATTGATCTGCACAATTAAAACTAGACACCGAGTTAAGCGACTTTCCATACCCTTAGCTATTCATCGTTTGCTAATATTCAATGTCCCGAAAATGATAATTGTCCCAAAGCTGTTTGAGATATTAGTTGGTGGATAGATTTAGTGCATCATCGCTAAATGCCTAACGATAGCCTCTTCTATTATGTCTTGTTCATCGACCGTGAACCCCAACAACTCACGCTGCGGATATTGTGCCGATATCCGCTCGTTTATCCGCCCTCTAAGGCCGTATTGATGCTCGGTCGCTACGCGGGAAATAAACCCCGTAAACCCAACTCTGGCTGCTGATGCTGAATACTCAGGCTTTAGGTATTTTTGCCTGATGATCTTCTGGAACATCAGTTTTCTTTTAATGGCACCGATACGTTTTGCCCATGCGGGTTGAGGCTTTCGCGCCTCAAATGCAGAGCCATCTGGCGCGGTATTTTGCTTAATCCGCTGTGCCTGGCTTGCTCGTAAGCGCCTTGAAATATCTCGGCTTAGCTGCTTGCGCGCTGCAGGGGATAATTGTTGTATTAGCCCGTCAAACAACTCATTCAGTCGGTTTAAATCGTCGGTGGCCATTGCACTTCAATTCCATTGGTATAAAGCGTCCAATCAATCGCTTCCTCATTGAACACAGGTTCCGGTAAGTGTGTTACCTCAAGCTGCATCCCCTCACCCGCGACTACCTTAACGCGCTCAGTGAGTGCCAACACAATTTCGATATCAGCAGTGGTGTGATTAATGATTTCGGCTTTGAATTTAAAGCCACTCTCGCGTTTTTCTGGATTCAATAGCAGCTCTGGTTGCTGCGATGCAAGCCAACCTAAAATAGGCACGATGAGCGTATCAGCATGGGCGGCGTAGTCTGTCACGATTAATACGCAGTTGAATTGATACTCAAAACTCAGGTTTTGCCCCGCACCGGTGGCGATGATATTGCCGTTCTCGATGAAGACGTGCAAACAATCAGGATTTTGTTGTAAATGGGGAACGTGGCTAGATAACAGCTCACGCAGTTGTGCCGGCTTATTCATGGAGTTTCCCTTCTTTCTGACTTAAGTCTTTAGCTTTATGTTTATTCTGGCAGTCGATGATCATATCGATTTGCGCGGCGCAGTCATGCCAAGCCGTTTCGCAGGTATCGAGCTCACTGCTTATCCCTTGATTGTTGATGGGGTTGCTCGCCGGCAACAGACAAGGGATCACGAGTGGACAACCAGCGACGGTACTCTGCACTGCCACTAATGGCGGGGCGCTGGTGCAGCCGGCGAATAGAGTCAGGCAACAAAGTATCAGCCCAGGCTTTAACATCACTAAGTTCACTTTTTAACTCCTCAATTTTGTTTTTTCGGTATTGGCTCGTGCTTTTCACGCTGGCTAGCTGTGTTCGCAGCTCTGCCTGCGCTTGCTGGTTTTCGGCTGACAGCTGCTTTAAGTCAAAATAGGACTGTGATGTTTGCGTTAGCGATTGCAGCATGGCGCCCTGCGTCTGCTGCAATTTATTCAGTCGCTCTTGCTGCAGATAAATCACGCCTGCCATGGTGAGCGCAATCCCGATGGCAGCGACAATTAAATAGCCTGCAAAAGGCTGAATAAACCGGCTAAGCAGCGACAACATTATCGGCGCCCTGCTGCTGACTCGCGGCAGTAAACTGCTGATACGCTCGCGCTAATTTAATGTCGTAGTCATTTTCTTTATAGGCGGGGCCGTTGTAGCGCTTGGCAAACTCTGCCCACTTACACGCTTTGAGGGCCTTATGCAAAATAGGGTCAGCCTCGATAAATTTGACTAAAGCCTTGAGCTGTTCCCCCTCTGAAATATCCATGGCTTGCTTAAATGCCTGCGGCGACGGATAGCCCAAGGCTTGCCAATGAAAGCCCATGATCTGAAACATGCCCCAGCTGCAGGCGCAAATCGCAGCCTCTGGATTAAGCTGGTACGCGACAGCAAACCGCTGATATTCACCACTACCGCCGGTATAACCGCCACGGGCTAAGTTGCAAATATTCGGGTACTTAGCCGCAAGCTCTGCCGCTGCGGCGCCTTGTTCTAATAGCTCGCGATAAAATACGTGCCGCTCAAATAAAATCGTGGGCCTACCACAGGCGAAAAAGCCAAAGCCGTTAGATTCCACTTCTGCCACACTGGCCATGGCGGCAAATGAGACGCCCAGCACCATTGCAGCGTCAGCTAATTGTGAGTGCTGAATAAACTTGCTACGACTTTCGCCGGCAAGCAATGCCAGCGTTCTTACCCCTGCGTAACCGGTGCGCGGTAAGTCTTGCTTATCTTGGAATTGCTCGATGGCCTTTTGGGTTGCATTACCAAACCAACCATCTACCGTTAATGCCGCGCCAGCGGCATTAAGCCGTTGTTGTAAATCACGCACTGCTGTGCCATTACTGCCTTTTCTTAGCGTCATCTCAATTACCTATGCTTGGTTTTGAATGTTTGTGGGCGAGGAATACGCCCTAGCCTGCTGCCGGCTTTGTTCGTATTGAGTTGCAGCAGATGCGCAACATTACCCCGCACTTGGAAAATTGCGATGCAGAGCGTGGCCTTTAGAAATAGCTCCGCATAACTCGGCACTGTGGCGACGCCATACACAGTGAGAATGACCTCAATGCCTGCTGCAACGGTGATGAGATAGGCGCAAATACTGATGAAGATTCGATGCCGCCCTGTTCGTACAAACAAAGCCAGGCGCAACACAATCAAACTGCAAATAATGGCATTGATGATCAGCATCATTTCCCCCTAAGCCCACGCAGGGCATTGAGCCAACTTTCTGGGTTATTAGTGAGTTTCATAAAATACTGCAGCATGCGCACAACACAGGCGGATGAAATGAGTGCCGCCATGCCCACATTGACCTGCAAAGCATCTGGCAGTAATGCACTCAAGGCATTGGCGGCCCAATTGGCGCACAGTACGCCGCCAAAAAATGACACAATAAACAGTCCGATACGCTGGTAATTCCCCGCGGCGTCATTCGAAATAATGAACAACACGGCACCGGTAAACGCGCCGATCATGACTGCAGGTTCAGCCCCTGGCACTAATGTCAGCACGCTGGCGGTGACGACTGCAGATGTGGCTGATGTCGCTGAAATTGGCTCGCTCATCATTAATCCCATAGTTGAATAAAGTTTGGCTGTGTCGGCGCGGCCACCTGCACAGGAAGAAGTACTAGCGTACCGTTTGGCAATATAGGGCCTATGGCGGCAAGCTGCGGGTTAGCGTCTAGCACTTGCTCTGTGATCTCAGCCGTTGCCCCAAGGTATCGATAACAAATCTTATCGACGGTATCGCCCTCGATGCTGCGCACTGCCTGCAAGCTACTCATTAAATGAGTTCCACCGTGACATGGCTTTCGCCTAAGATGTCGCGAATAGCAAAGCGTGCATCACGGCGAAGATCGTCAACGCTATCGCCAAGCACTTCACCCGCCTTTAGCCCCTTAGCCGTGCTATCAAAATCGCTATAACGCTCAATAAGATTGGCTTTGGTGAGGCAGTACACCACGCGTAAATACAATTGCAAATAAATGCTCTGGCCGTTGATTTGTTCGGCTGGCACCTGTTCTAAACCGTCAAAGCCCAAGATTTGCTGCCCGATACGCCAATCCTTGAGATCACTGTTTGTCTGTAGTGCTGCATTGATGACTGCGTGCTCAAGTCGTGCGTTTGTCACTGTGCCATCAAGGCGCATCGCATCGCGCAATGTCGCTAAATGAAAATCAGGCCAAAACGGGCTGTTGGTAATCGTGCTTGGTGCTGCGCTAGTGGCTGGGGCGATAAAACTCATGTTTACCTGCTTGCGGCTAGGTTGTGCGGTGGGCTGGCTTAAGTAGTGAAATTGGATAACGCTACTTGGCCAGCGCCGCACGGGTTGCGAGGGTCGCTCGGTTAACCAGCACTGCCTTGTGTGTCTGAGGGCTCAGTGCTTTCGGTTGTTTGTTTGTCGGCGTTCTTAAGATCACGAGTGACTTTCTCGATAAACTTCTTCACACCCACTTTATCGTTTAGGGCTAATGCTTGTTGATAGGCGTCAAGCGCAGCGGTTAACTCGCCTTCAGCTTCAAATGCTTGCCCCATTTGACGTAGCAACTTAGCGCGCGCTTCGTCGTACATGTCGCACTCGGCCGTAAGCTCAAGCACAGCCTTTAATTGCTCACTTTTTACTGGGGTTTCAGTTTCAATCACGCGTGCGGCGGTTTCGGCAATTTCTTCGGCAATAGTGCACGCCAGATTGCGCTCAAAGCGGTCTGGCATCACCAGATCATGTTTAAGCGCGTATGCGGCCAGCTCAATGGCGCGGTCGATATTGCCGACATCGATATGCCACAGCAGTACAGTGACGAACACTTCATCCTGCACGCCACTGTCGCCCTTAATGGTGCCATCGATATAGGCATCATATTCAGGCAAGAACTGCGACTTAGCCTGCAGCTTACGTGCGAGCGCCTGCACCGTTTTTAAGATGCGGCGATGCTCGGTAAGCTGCATGAGCATGAGCTCGTAAGTGTTTTCGGAGCGAGCGCTTAAGGGGGAATCCGTTCCCCGCGCTGCCGCTAACACGCCATGAAAGCGTTTATGGGCGGGTGATGTCATGGCTATGCTCCCATCTCAATGTTTTCGGCAAACGCTGTGCAGCCATAATCTTCAACCACATAGGCATCGTTTGATGATTCGTAGTTTTCAATTTGGTCACGTTTAGGGTTGTCAATCACACTGCGACGGCGAGCGCCTTCTTGCCAATACAGGCTTAAGTTATCCAGGCGCGTGACCAGCAAGGCGTTAGCAGGGAAATGCGGCACACGCACCGCACCTAAGCCGCCAATGCGTTTTTGGCTGATGATCATGTCAGCGGCCATGGTTTCAGTGGGGACGTTGTCTTTGTTGATAATCGGGAAGTACTTATCAGCCAGCAGCTTACGACCACAAATCACAACCAGCTCAGTATCGTCTTGATGCCATGGGTCAATCATGTTGTTAACCATGTCGAATACCAAAGCATCGAGGTTGGCGTAATCGGTGCCGATAACAATTTTACCTGAGCCTTCAACCACTTCTGCCATATGGCGCTGCGGTGCATGCTGGCGAATTTTTTTCAACCAGCCGATGTTTACATCTTGCAGTAATGGATTGGCGGTACGGTTAGAGGTAGCCGCGCGGCTAGTGCCGTTAAAGCCAATCATGATACGGTCTAGCGCTTGCTGTTTCAGAATGGCATCACGGATGCGCGCCTGAAAATCAGGGAACTTGGCCCACATATCGATTTTGGCGTAGCGAAGCGCCGTATCGAAGTTGGTTTGAGTACAGTCATAACCCAGTGCATCTAAATCGGTTGGGTCAATGGCTTGGCGATCGCTTTGAGTCGTATCTGTTGTGCCAGCAATCGTACCGTTAACGCCAAGGCCTAGCTTTTCGCCTGACTTTTCGGTGACAGGCACCACGTTAATCATCGTCAAGAACTGCGAGCTTTCTTGCATTCGCGTTTCTAACGTTTGCTGAACGCTTGGCGCAACGGTGAATTTGGCCGCTGCTGATTCAATGCAATTTAGCGTGGCCACCTGTGAAAGGTAGTTATTAAAAAGTGTACGGGTGGTATTGCGCATGGTTGCTCCTTAGCAATCGGTTTTCATGTTGGTGTCGCCACCGGTTGCGGGTGAACGTCGTTGGCCTTGTGGCTCTTCTTTTTCGAGCTGCGTCTTGAGCGCATTGAATTGCGTGCTGAGCTCATTAAAATCCGTCTGCAACTTGGTCAAATCTTCCATGCCTTTGGTGACCTTGCTGCCAAATTGCGTTTCAGCATGAGCTACGGCTTGAGCGATTTCTTCAACGGCCTGATGCACATCGGCAAAGTCGGTTTTGGCTTCTGCCTTGTTTTTACCGAGCAACGCTTTTACCTTGGCAAATAGCCCGGGCTCGTCGCTGATCTCTTCAAATTCAAAATCCACTTCCACTGCAGAGGTAAACAGGTTTTCGGGGCGCTGCTTACGCGAGTTAAGCGGGTTTTCTTTGCAGGTTGCGGAGAACGCCAGCATTTCAGTGCCAAGGGATGCGGGGGAATCGGTGACTGCCAAGCCTGAGAGATAGCATTTGCCTGTTTTGGCAAAGTCGGGATCAATCTCGACACTGGTATACACTTTCTGCTTTTTCTGGTTCATGGCGATCAGTTCGTCTGTTGGCTCAATTTGCGCGAACAGGGTTAATTTGCCATCGACTTCTTCAGCCTTTACCGCGGTCACATCGCCATAGGCTTTAAAGGCGCTGTCGGGGGTAATACCGCGAATATGCTCAAGCCAAATACGAGCGCCATACTTTGCCGTGTTATAGGTTTCTACAATATCGGTGATCCACTGGCGCTCAACGACTCGGCCGTCGGTCGTATGTCCTTCAGTAAATACACGGAAAAATTTCGATTTCTTAGCCATTTTGTCGCCCTTTGGGGTTGAATTAGGTCTGTTAACTGCTGCCTGTATGGTCAAGAGCAAGGCGATGATGGGCAAGGGCTTCGGGCGGTATAAGGAAACCGATACCGCTTAAACAGCAGGGTTTTCGGTATTGGGCTATTTACACTGGCGCCATGAAACTGAATCCCCAAATCTCTACAGATAAGAATCAACGCCAATCTGCCAAAAACCTTTTTTGGCAAGGCTGGGCTGTCCGCGAGATTAGCCAGCATTTACAGCTGCCTGAAAGTACCGTGTCGAGTTGGAAAAAACGCGATGCCTGGGAAGATGCCAAACCCATTGACAGGGTGGACTCTGCGCTTGAAATGCGCATGCTGCAGCTCATCAACAAAGAGGATAAAGACGGCAAGGATTTTAAGGAGATAGACCTACTCGGTCGGCAGCTGGAGCGCATTGCCCGTATTACTCGCTATCACAATGGCGGCAATGAGGCAGACCTCAATCCGAACGTACAAAACCGCAATGCTGGACCTAAAAAGCCGCCGGTTAAGAACCATGTTAGCGAAGAAGATTTGGAGAAGCTGATTGAGGCGTTCCAAGGCTCGATGTTTGCCTATCAAAAAGAATGGTACACAGCAGGACTCACCCAGCGTATACGCAACATCTTAAAGTCTCGCCAAATTGGCGCGACTTACTTTTTTGCCCATGAAGCCATAATTGACGCCTTAGTAACGGGCCGTAACCAAATCTTTTTGTCGGCCAGTAAAGCGCAGGCCCATGTGTTTAAGCAGTACATCATTCAGTTCGTGAAGGATGTCACCGGCATTGAACTCAAGGGCGACCCTATTGTGCTTTTCAATGGTGCCATTCTGTACTTTTTGGGCACCAATGCCAGAACAGCCCAGTCTTATCACGGCAATTTATATCTTGATGAGTACTTCTGGATCCACAAGTTCCAAGAGTTCCGCAAGGTCGCCTCAGGTATGGCTATCCATGCCAAATGGCGCCAAACCTACATATCAACACCGTCCTCGATTACCCACGACGCCTACCCATTTTGGACTGGCGCATTGTTTAACCGTGGCCGCCCTAAAGCCGATCGCATTGAGATTGATGTGAGCCATAGTGCCCTAGCAAATGGCCGCAGGTGTGAGGATGGCCAATGGCGCCAAGTGGTCACGGTCGATGATGCTATCCGCAAAGGTTGCAACTTATTCGACCCCGATACCCTGCACTTAGAGTACAGCCCTGACGAATATTCAAACCTGCTGATGTGCGAGTTCATCGACGACACTATGTCGGTGTTCCCTATGGTGATGATGCAGCGCTGCATGGTCGATTCGTGGGAAGTGTGGACAGACTACAAGCCCTTTGCACCAAGACCGCTGGCGCACCGTGAAGTGTGGATTGGTTACGACCCTAACAAAGGCGGCAAAGGTGATAGCGCAGGTTGCATAGTGATCTGCCCACCTGCTGTGCCAGGCGGTAAGTTCCGCGTGATTGAAAAACACCGTTGGAACGGGATGGACTTTGAGGCACAGGCCAAAGCAATTCAGGATATCTGCAATAAATACAACGTGACCTTTATCGGCATCGATACCACGGGACTGGGTGAGGCGGTATATCAACTGGTGAAGAAGTTTTTCCCGCAAGTCACGCCATTCCTCTACAACCCGGTGCTGAAAAGTCAGATGGTGATCAAGGCCTATGACGTGATCAGTAAAGGCCGCTTGGAATATGACGCAGGTTGGACCGACCTCGCCCAGGCATTCATGAGCATTCGTAAAACCCTGACCGCTAGCGGCAAACAAGTTACCTATGAATCCGCTCGCAGCGAAGAAATTAGCCACGCCGATATCGCGTGGGCGGCAATGCATGCACTTTACAATGAGCCACTGGATACCAGCGGCACCAGTACATCGACGTTGGAGATTTACGACTAATGGCAAAATATAGAAAGGCTCGAACCATGGCTGCCAAACCGCAAGAGCAGCAAGGGCCGCAAGAGCAACGAATTGAGACCTTTACCTTTGGCGACCCCATGCCAGTACTGAGCCAACGGGAGATCTTCGATTATCTTGAGGCTATGTCTAACGGCAAGTACTACGAGCCGCCGCTGTCCTTGACGGGCCTTAGCCGCATTTATCGTGCTTCAGTGCATCATGCCAGCGCGATTCAGGTAAAGCGCAACATTCTAAAAAGTTGCTTTATCCCGCATCCTAAGCTCAGCCTGTATGACTTTTCCGCCATAGTGCTCGACTATTTGGTTTTTGATAATGCCTATGTGCAAGTCATTAAGAATCGCCTTGGCGGTGCATTAAAGTATCAAGCCTCGCCGGCTAAATATACGCGAGTTGGCATTAAACCTAATCAGTATTGGTGGGTACCTAATTTTCACGAGGAAATGGAGTTTCCCGAAGCATCAATCTTTCATGTAAAAGATCCAGACCTAAACCAAGAGGTTTATGGTATCCCCGACTATGTGGCCAGCATGAACTCATCACTGCTAAATGAAAGCGCGACCCTGTTTAGGCGTCGGTACTATGAGAACGGTAGTCACGCTGGTTTTATCATGTACCTCACGGACTCAACAGTGAACGAGAAAGATGTCGCCAAGCTGCGTGAATCTCTAAGAAACAGCAAAGGCCCTGGTAACTTCCGCAACTTGTTTTTGCATGCACCAGGTGGCAATAAGGACGGGATCAAATTAATCCCTGTGGCAGAAGTCGCCGCGAATGATGAGTTCCTAAGTATTAAGAACGTCAGCCGTGACGACCAACTGGCATCGCACCGCGTACCACCTCAACTCATGGGAATTGTGCCCAACAATACCGGTGGCTTTGGTGATGCCGGCAAGGCAGCACAGGTATTTGATGCTAACGAACTGGATTGTATTCGCCAATCACTACTGGCCATCAACGAATGGGCCGGCGAAGAGATAGTCCGCTTCAAGCCTTACCAACTAGCAGTCGCAACCGAAGCCAAGTAACTATCGGAACCCCATTCCCATCAACCGCCCTCGGGCGGTTTTTTATTGCCTGCAGTTTACCCCCACTTTCAACCCAGCGCGCGCCGTCAGACCCACGCCACGCCTGCGCGCTTTATCGGGTGAAAAAAACGCAAAAACGCGATCCCGAAGAACCGCGCCAGTGTTGAGGGCTTTAATAGATATCGCTCAGATCCCAAAAACGCAAAAAAACGCAATTGCGATCATTTAGCGATCTTTAAGAACCATCAAGGGAGTTGCCAAACTGCTTATTTAAAATAGTTGCTTCTTCCTTCAAACGCTTACTATCCATATAAAACAATATGAAAGGGAAAAATAAGATACAAAATATAAAAAAAGAATAAATATTTATTCCTAATGGAGTAAGAAATAAGTCAAAAATTCGCCTTTTCAAAGCATATTCCTCCTTATCGAGCAATGCTTTAGTATCTATATATCGTATACTTGCATCGTTATAAATGCTCATCTGTTCATACGCTTTCGCCGTTATTAATTCTTCATAAAAATCATCACGTTTGGTAGCTATGCTTAGTTCAAAAAGCGATAATGATTTATCACAGTATCGCTCTTTATAATGATGATCGTTCTTAATCGATTCCGAGCACAATCTGAGAGTATCTTTTAAAATCAATAACTCTTTATACGTTCTGTCCTTTTGAAGATCTTTCAAAAACAGAGAGCTCTGCGCGTTAAATGAATCAAGGGCATAAAAAAGACCTCCTAATCCAACAGCTAATACCACCGCTATATACGAAAAACCTACAAGAATCCCCTTCCATAGAGACTTTCTACAAAAAGCGAAGATACTTGGTAGACAATTCTTTACTACCCCAACTTGTTTTAAAATTTCGTTTAACAACATACTCGCCCTAATCCAAGTGATTGAAAAATAGATAATGCAAGGCTAACATCGCGCGTTAACCCTGCATGGCTTTGGCCTTATTTGCCCAATGCTACGCGTACAAAACAGGCTATGCGCTGGTTAACAGCCTCGTTAAGCGTCATCAGTTGATCTAACGATAAAAACCCGGGTTCTTTTATCACAAACAGTAATTCTTCACGAGTCGAAATAAAATGATTTTCATCCAGTGTTTTCGCCGCGACTACACGGCTGTTCTGAATAGTTCATCTAGCGGAAGATCCCTAATTTCGTGATATCGATACGGTTCGTTCCGCAGCTGGCCATCATCAACCCACCACTCACCGCCGTCAGCATCCATCACCCGACAACCATCGAACAATAACCGCTCAATGTTGGCAGGGTCAGTAATACCCACCTGCGCAAGGTGCCTGATAATTCGGCTATCAACCTCCTCCAAAACAGGGTCTGTACAGTTATTCCTACAAGTCCAAGGAGAGCCAAAAGGCGAAGGCAACAGCGCCATACTCCATTTCGGCATAGCGTCTTTGAGTTCTTTTCGTGAAAGCCGGCTTTCAGCATTCATGGCGCGATTAACGGTAAATAAATCTTTGCGGCGCTGCTTTAACGTCTTGTATGCCTCCAGCTCATCATCGTTGGCCTTACGCAGTTTCCAGCGTTCGCCACGGGTGATGATTAAGCGCTTTTCGCCAAAGGCAATACCGCTAATACCCTGCACGCGCTTAGTCATCTCGCCGTACTCATTCCCCTGTGGGGTGACTTCATAGTTAAGTGATAGCTGGGCATTTTTCATGGCATATTCAAAAGCTTTCCAATCCGAGTTACACGCAGCAGCTTTAGCGGCCTCAATCTCTGGCGATTGCGGCCCGACTTTTAGCCGGCGCAATTCACGCCAAACCTGCACTGATGATGTGCCGTAAAATTGAAACTGGCGGATCCTATGGCGGTTAGCCCAAGCTGTAGCGCGTGGCGCAACCTCATTAACAGGCTTGCCCGTCTCAAGATCTAACTCGCCTTGCATGTGCTCGCCCATGATGTTTTTGGAAAGGTACTTAATGATATAACCCACAGCGCAACCCTTTTGCTTATCAATCGCTTCGATTAATAAGCGGTGCTCTTTTGCGCCTGGCTCGTCGCCGTCAACTTCATAGGCGTATTTCTTGATAATGGCTTTTACTGCCAGCTCATGCTCAGGCTTGACCATACACAGCATGTGCCAGTGTGGGGTTGAGTCCTTATGCGGCTCAGTGACGCGGCAACCAGTAAAGGGAATATTGCGATAACTTAATGCTGCGCGGATTTTAGCAAACACGTTTACCAGATATTGCTGGGCGGTTTTGGCGTTGTTCAAATCCCATTTGTGGGATTTCATATGAAACTTACTTGGGCAAGTAAGCGTGACCATAAAGCCAATTTTGCCCGACTCTTCAGCCATTTCATCTAAGCCACGAGCACGCACAATCAGCTCAACTAAACGGTTAGAAGGGTTCGCATTACCTGCCATCGCCGCTTCAATCAGCGGCAATATAACCCCCGCTTCGTTTTCAATCATTGTGCTTTCAAGCCATTGCATCGCAGTACGTTGCTGCGAGGTCCACTCGCTAAAGCACTCGTCACTCACAAACGGCGTGTGTTGATTAACTAAGCCGACAACAATACATAAATGCTCACAGCATTGGTCACGCAACTTTAGCAACTGCCTGCCCCACCACTTTGCACAAGTCATGCGCAATATGGCGCACTCGGCAGCATCTTCGATATGATCACGTTTTACTGCATTCCAGTAGGGCGGAATAACACCCCATGTTTGGCATATTTTGGCGGCGGCGTCATAGGCATCAAAATAAGCAACATCCTTGTCTGCACTAGCGGCAATCTCTTTAACCTGCTGCATGCAAGTATCTGCAATGATTGCTGAAGCCTTTTTTAGTTCAGTGGACTTACGATGGCGCAATAACCTAAAAGCGCTGAATGGCGACGCTTTAGCTAATAATCTGTTTTCAATATCATCCTTATCAACAGCATCATCTTGCTCAACTGGCTCTGGTTGCTTTACAAACTTCATGCCCGATATTTTATGAAATGGGTACTTATGCCAAACCACTGTTAACTTTTTAATGGTTTCGCGTAAATACGCCGAGCCAGCAACAATGCCACCGCGATTAACACGTTGCTGATAGGTATTTTGTACTTTATTGCGTACATGGAATGACAGCGGCGCAAGCATTTCAAAGCCTTTTGCCGCGGTAAAACGCTCTGCTGGCTTATCAAAAATAGGCTGATACAAGCGAGTGGTATCAATCTTTTCCCGCACGCCAACAACCTCATCCTGCCACAAGTCCACCGGTGCGGCAGGCAAGCGCTCAGCCGCAACAGCAAATGCTGCCAGTACGTCATCAGCAAGCGGCGTTGGCAAATGCTGCAAACGCCGCTTAAAAGGAAAAGGATTAGAAGATGTGTGCGCGCTCATTGGGTAATACGGCTCCAGCTCAGTGTTTTGCTGAAAAAATGCTAGTGATACAACCAATAGCGTCAGTGGTGTAAGCTGCCGACGCCTCGGTAGTACGTGCAATTTTTTTAGCTAATAACACTTCGTCACAGCCAAGCGCCTGCCAGTAAAGGCACTCAAGTGCGCCCAGTACCGCGGCTAATCTTGCTAAGCTTAGCTCTGTAGGGTCTTCTTGGTACTGTCTCAAGCGGATCAATAAATCCACCCGATTAGCTCGAAAGTGCCTGAGTAAATGCGCAAACAAATGGGACTTTCTAGCCATGACTCAGCCACCATTTTTAGAGTGAGTGGGACGACTAAATTCAGTGACGGCTTGATGAACATTCATAGAGCACCGTCCTGTAATTCACTTATGCTAATCCCCAGTTCTTTGGCTAAGACCATATCTTCAATACGGCGAGTCCGCGCACGTTCTGCACGTTTTGCATCGCTCACCTTGCAGCGGCTGGCATAAGGCAAACCATCACTGCGCAAACCCGCTGGGTGGCGACCATTAAAAACAGGGCGCGGTGCTGAGCCAAGTTCGGCGAGTATTTGGCAATGCTGGCTCATGCGTGCACTCCCTGCGGCAATGGCCGTTTGAACAGCACCAAATCCCACATCGATTGTTTAGAAACAGACTTACCGTTAATGGCTACGACCTTGACCTTGCGATTAGGCAAAGGCGTCACCACGCACTGATATTTTTTTGAAGAACGAATGTTCGATAACTTGCCCGACGCACTCGTGGCCGAAATGCCTAACTCGGCGGCTAACGTACCGGCGCTATAAAACTTGCCAGTAGCTAACATTCGTTCTGCTGCGGCTAACGTACACATGCCTAATCCTCCCCTTCGTTTTCCTGCGCTTCTTTAATGCAGCTTGGGCAGGCAACAGAACAGCTTTCATCGCTGGTTTCGTAGCTATGCCAGCCCTGTGATGCTGCCATTACTGCTGCATCCCCAACGCTGGCATCAATTTCACTCGCGGCTAGATGGAGTTGTTTTTCACACATGAAACAAGTGATCACGTAAAGCGAGACAACTCTGATTTCTGATAACTCGACATTGGCTAATTTCATAAATCCCCCCACTTTTAGTGTTCAGACTCTGCCATAATTTCTTCATGTAGCCGCTCAAGCTCATCACCCAGCTCGCTACACGCGTGATACAAAATGGAATCGTTCAGCACCAATAACGCAACGCGCTCAAGCCCTTGGGCCATACCGCGATAACGTGCAGCGCTGATAGGGTTTGCTTCCGCGAGCGCATCACCATGGCGGGTATGCACATCCACCATTAGCCGGCGCATGCTGCTGTGGTAATGATTGTTAAGGTCAAAATTAAATTGGTTCATAAAGGCATTAGCCTCCTGCGCTGTGGTCAGCGCCGACAAAATTAGGGCGGGTGCTTGAATTAAAGGGGAAGTTACTGTTATGCTTTGTTTCATCATTTGATGTGCCTCATTAAGTGATATAGGCCATAACTGTTAGCGCAGTTGTGGCTTTGTTTTTTCTGCTACTCTGGTTTTTCGTTTACCAACCTCATTCCCAAAATACTTACTGCGTAGATACGCAATCGCGCGCCGGCTCTTCTCCAACTTTGCTTCACTAAACTCTGCAAAAGCCGGCACTTGTACCCAATCAGGTACTTCAATCGTGGTGCCTTTTATTTGCCGATAACTCATAAATCCTCCTGCGTTGCCGTGCCTATAAGCTGTTGTATTAGCGCTTGGCTTGCTGAATCGTGTCCCAGTCTTTACGCGATAACGCATACTGGCTGTCCATGTACGCCGCCAAATCCTGCACATTCACCAGCGAGGGTGAGCGCTCCGAGTCGCGCAACTTAAAGGTCGGGAACGGCAAATCTTGCGCCTTTGCCTTTTGCTCTGCGGTTTTAGGGGTTAACCCTAAAAACTCGTCACTAATATCCTTAAGTGCCACTACTGGTGACTCAAAACGCGCCAGTAATGCAAAGGCCATATTCATTGCTGCATTCCTTCCTTGCTGCCCTTGACTAGGTTTTTCTCATGGTCGGCTAATAACTGATCAACGGTGACTTCGTTATTTGTAAGCGCCGCAATTCTCTGGATGTATTTAGCTGGTGCTTGTCCATGACGATGCACCCAGTTCCAGACAGCGGTTTGATGCGTTTCTAGATGGCGGGCTAATTTCGTTTGCCCGCCAATAATGTTTACTGCTTTTTTAATAGAAGACATACATGCCTCACCAGCCCTGTTAACCACTTTTTTATATATTACGATCGCTTTATTTTGTTGCAAACACTTTTTGTTGTTATTTGGCGCAGCGTTCAACCAATAATATATATTTGATTTAATCACCTAAAGTTGTGATACTTTATTTCAAACAATTAAGGTGTTTAAAATCAATATCTTTCTGAGGCTATATGGACATTTCAAGCAGAGTAAAAAAATTAAGAATTAAATCTGGGATGACTCAGCTCCAACTAGCTGAAATGGTAGGTGTGGCCCAAAACTCAATACAAAAAATAGAAAGTGGTGATACTAAAAACCCTCGAAATATTGAAGCGTTAGCGAGAGCCTTGCAGACTACGCCAGAGTTTTTGCGTTTTGGTGTGGGTGACATGGATAACGCGACCGTGGTCGCCAATGCTGGTCACTATTTACCACTGATAAGCATGGTGCAGGCAGGTGTGTGGACAGATATTCACGAAGTGGCGCCACTGGATGTAGAGCTTTACCCCTGCCCAATCAAATGCAGCAAAAGATCGTTTATTGTGAGGGTGGAAGGCGAGAGCATGCTGCCCGATTTTAAATCAGGCGATTTGATTTATGTCGACCCCGACGCACAGGTGGAGAACGGTAGCTATGTAGTGGCGCGCCTGGATGATGAAAACCAAGCCACCTTCAAGCAGCTGATCATCGATGGCAATAAGAAATACCTCAAAGCTCTAAACCCCGACTGGCCGAATAAATTTGTCGAGATCAATGGTAACTGCACCATAGTCGGCAAAGTGGTATTCACAGGCAAAGCGCTGTAATGATTTTTTAAATAGTGAGTAGTAATTAAAAGGAATTAATGGATGAGATGGATATCAGCTTGCTTAATGTTGTGTTTATTTGCCCCCGCCACCTTTGCCAATGAAGATGCCAGTGAACCCAATGTAAAAAAGAGCAAAAATGATATTTGCCACGACAAATCCAGTCGCTCTTATAATCGCACTAAAAACTATACCCCATACGAAACAATCAAAGAGTGCTTAGCCAGCGGCGGACGCTTACCTAAAAAGTAAATAGCCCTCCTCCCTCGATGTAGAGCTTTACCCTGCCCTATAAAATGCAGTAAGCGCTCGTTTATTGTGAGGGTGGAAGGCGAGAGCAAATCGCCCGATTTTAAACCGGGCGATTTGATTTATGTAGATCTCGAGCCGCAGGTGGAGAATGGATTAACGCTAAGCTTTGGGGCGGCTGAAGCATAGCGTAAGCCGTCCCAGCCACGATAGCGGCGACAATAGCGCTTTGTTATGTATTTCAGAGGTTATCACTAAATTCATAGGTTCAGATAAGCCTCTGTTTTAGCTGAATCTAAATCTTGGAAAAAACCACCTATTCCAGAAGGCGACCAGTACCCTTCACCAATATATTCCCAATCAGTGATATCCCATTTGTAAACAAAATACGTGTAAGCACCATCGATACGCTGACCAACTACAGCAACAGTCTTCTTCGAGTCAGAATATTTTCTCTCGATTTCGTCGACTCCTTCATGTGTGCCAGTGAACTCACGATACTCTGGTGCTTTAGCCATACTTTGCCTTGGAAACATAACGACCGGCCCACGCGCCGGTTTGGTGCCGCGAAGCGGTTCGCTGTTATACATTAACTACAAGCAGACCTAGAGGCTATATGAGCTGAATAAAGGCCGAAGTTTGTCGGCAATGTCCTCAGTTTCCTCTAGAGTTAATTCGGGGACATCACCCCATTCCGTTCCTCCGGTTTTCAGGGTTCCAGCCACGTGAAAATGTACATGAGCGATCGACTGACTGGACGGGATACCATTGTTTTGCCAAATCGTAATGCCTTTTGGTTTAAACTCGCTCTCGATTGCTTTCGCAATATCTCTCACCGCAACAGCGAGTTTTTCAGCTTCTTCATCAGTAACATCTAGTATAGTTTCAACATGCCGATTGGGTATTACCAGCATATGGGGGCAGCCCCTCTGCTCCCTTGTCACTAGGATTGAAACCATATTCCCTTTATAAACAAAAGAAAAAGGTCTTTCTCCTAACAAGTATGCACAGAATGCGCATGAATCATTATTAGGAAGCTGAATGCTTTTGTGATCTTTCAT